CAACCGCTGCTCCGCCGCTGGACCTCCGAGGAGCATGTCGCGGAAGTAGCTGGCCGGCCCGACCGCGGGATACACCCACTCGCTCGACGCCGCGTCCGTACCGAGCTTCCCGAGATGCCGAGCGACCGACGCAGCGAACCGATCCGGGTCCAGTGCCGCGAGCTCGAGGTGCGAGAGTTCTGTGACGCTCATCGATGGCTCCTCAAAGCGGCGAGCTGTGCCGCAGCCGCGGTCGTGAAATCGGGCAGCACGTAGATCCGCGTCGCCGTATCGTCAGCGTCCGGCTCGCCCTCGGGCTCGTCCGGGTTCGCGCCCCCGAGCAGCTCCGCAAGCCGCGGCTGGTCGGCGTCCACGAGCTTGTCGATCGCCGCCAAGTCGTCCAAAATCGGCTGGAGCACATCAAGGCTCGCTTGGGAGAGGGCGTTGCCGCTGCGGACCTCGACGAGCGCCCCGGCGAACGACTGGCACGAGATTCCGAACTTCGCGAACAGCCGCTCCCGCTCGCGCGTGTCGCCACGCCCAAAGAGGCGCTGGCGGAGCGTGACCGTCCCGCCCGTCGTCGGGTTCGCGCCGAAATTCACCAAGCTAACGTCGCCCTTGTCGAGCGACACCTCGTTGATCCACCGGCGGTCGACATCGCCGTTGTCCTCCATGAACGACCATCGGTCGCGGATAACCCGGAACGCGAAACTCATCTCGTCCAGGTCGCCACGGTCGACAGCGGACCGCATCGCTTGGACGTACATGTTCTGCGGGTCGAGCAGCGCTTCGCTGTAGAGGCCCGTGATGCCCTGGATCGGGCTTGCGGCCGGGTCCGTCTCCTCGGACAGCTTGAGCGTCCCCGACTTCACTCGCGCGAGCGTCAATCCCTCGTGATTCAACAGGAATGCGGCGTCGGCGCCCTCGCTCAACGTCTTACGGAACGCGCCCGGCGTCACGCTCTCGAGCCACGGACCGATCCAATCCTCCATCTCGTAGTCCACGCCCGTCACGGACGCGAACCCCGTGAACCGCAGGTTCGTGCCGCCCGTGCCGTTCGGGACTTCGCGAAGCTCAAACGCGGATCGTGGTGACACCCTGGCCTCGCGGCCGCCGCGCATCTCCTCGCGACCCTTCCGAACCTCGACGCGCGCGCTCGCGGCGGTTTTTGCGTCCTTGAGCGACCCGTCCGAGTTCCAGTTCTCCGGGATCTCGTCCGTCGCACTCAAAGCGCCAGCACGCCCGATGATGTACTTCCGCAGCGCGTCATGGTCGGCATTGCCGCGACCCACCGCGTGGATCGCGTTCCGGAGATCCTCAAGATCGTCGATCGGGTAGCTGTAGGACCCGTCCGGATTCTTGAACGCGTGGCCCTTCTCGCCAAGCGCGTCCACCTCAGCCTGTGTGTACTTTGCGCGGACCTCCAACACGTACGCCGCCTGGCGCTCGTCATGGGTGCCCGAGGGCTTGTGCTCTGCCATGCGGCCCTCCTCGGGCTAGTCGCTCTTGTCCCCGCCCGCGCCGCCCGTAGAAGTCGGCTTCACCGGGGACGACGTAAACGGCGTGTCGTACGCCTCCAACAGCGCCGCCGCTTTCGGGTCGGTCACCTTCGGCAACCCTTCCTTCGCGCGGATCTCCGCGCCGTTCATAGCGCCGACGACCCTCGCGAGCTGCCACGCGCTCCAACGCTGCAACGTGTCGCCCGACAACCGCTTCGAGAGGTCGAACAGCACGAACTGGCGCTTCGGGAGCCACGACCGCATCAGATCCTGCCACCGCTCCAACCAGATCAACAGCGTGTTCCGCACGAACCCGAGCTCCATCTGCTCAATCCCCGCGCCCCACGACGTTTCTTTGTCGGTCTGGCCGAACGCGTGCGGAGGAATCCGGTAGATCATGCCGTAGATCACCGACAGCGAAAACTGGTACTGCTGGAGGAACTGCGCGTCCGCCATCGACATCGTGACGGGATGCCATTCTGCGCCGCCCGTCAGGATCCCCGGCAGCCCCGCCCTCGACGGGCCCTGCTGCGCGGACAGCCACGCCAATTTCATCTTCTCGACCTCGTCCGGATCAAGGTCGTCCTCAACGCTGATCCACCCATCCGGCCTAGCCGCGTTCGCGAGGAACGCGCTGGCGTAGACGTCCTGCTGGCGAGCCAAGCCGATGCTGAGACGCAGGTACTCGATCGGTGAGAGGCCCTTGATTCCCTCCGGCACACTCAACGCAAACTGCCTGGTGACGTTGTCCGGGGGGCAGATCTGCCCCCAATAGCGCGTCTCGACCTTCCCGTCCTCCGGGCGTCTACGCACCCGAGCGTGGTCGGGGTGCACGAGCTTCACCTGCGACGGCAGTAGGGTGCTTTCGTCGCGGGCGATGATGTCGCCCCAGATCGTGCCTTGCAGCAGCATCGACATGCTGCCTTGCGTGATGAAGTCGCGTTGCGTAATCTCGCCATACGGTTGTGCGATGACCGGCGCGACGTCCATCTCTCGCGGCTCGCCGCCAACCATCCGGTATTGCTTGATCGGGAGCGTCGCGATGCTGTCCGAGATGAAACTCACGCTGCTGTAGACCGCGACCTGTTGCAGCGCGCCGCGCTCATTGAGTTGCGCGCCGCCGATCGAGTCGGAGCCAGGAGGCGGAGGGACGGTGCTCCCGAACGGGGCGAGGGGGTTCGTCACGCGGGTTTCGTAGCCGCCGCCGCGAGTCTTGATCTGCACGAGACGCCTACTCGTCGAGTTGCATGAACGCGATCTGACCGCGCGGAGTCCAGACCTCGCCTGCCATCGACGTCCGCGTGTCATGCGGGCCGAGAAGGCTCGCCGCGCGGAGGATCACGCCATCCGGGAGATGCTCCATCAGCACCCCCTCGATCGACTGGTCCGACACGAGATGGATGATCACCTTGCGTTTCAGGACGCGCTGCAGCCACGCCTCGGGGGCCGGGAGCGCCGGCGGTTCGCTCTTCTCATGCCACGCCATGTCGCGCCCCCATTACTCGTTCGGGTTGATCGCGGTCGCCCGCTTCAAATGCTCCGCACCCCAGCTAGCGAGGGTCACGGCCACCAGCGGCGTGATGTCCCCCGTGCTCGTGCGACGAACCCACTTCCACCCCTCACCAACGCTCTTGCGCGCAACCGCGAGCGCCGCGTCAAGCTCCGGTTGCGGGAAGGGGTAGCGGAATCTTGGGACCGAGGTCTGGCCGTCCGGCTGGATGCCGGTCACCGCCGCATACCACTGCATACAAGCCTGCCCGTACTCCGCCGCCGACAAAACCTTGACGCGAAGGTGGGCTTTGCGCATCGGATCCTCGAGCGCGACCGCCGACCCTGTGCCGTCCAGCAGGAACCGCGACCCCGGATGCGCCTTCTTGAGCTCGACGCACGCCGGGACGACCCAATCGGTGCCGTCCTCGCAGCGGTACACCGCCGCCTGCAACAGCCCGTCGGCGCGCTTCCCGCCGACCGCGATCGACGCGCGACCCTGGTCCGGCGAGCTGTCGACCGCGAACACCGGCCGTGACGTGATCCGGTTCCGCTGGTCACGCTCCGCACACGCACCCCACGCCGCCGAGCCGATCACCCGGTCCGCTTCCGCCGATGTGCTCGGCCAATCCCCGACACCGAGCCGCTCGATCGCGAACTGTCGCGGCGTCATGCTCGGCGAATTCAACTCCGTCAGCACATGCTCATGGCTGATCCGCACCCCGAGTGCCGGGTTAGCTTGCGCCCAAACCTCCGGATCCGCAAGGAATTCCGGCGGCATCTGCAGGATTTCGGGGCGATTCGCGTCGAAACGCAACCCGCGCGCGACAAGCCAATCCCGGACGCTCGCGGAATGCTCCGAGAACGCCAGCCGACCGTTCGTGCCGGCGATCCCCGCCTCCCGCAACCGCGTCAACACCAGCCCGTTCGGCATCGTCTCCTGATCCACCGCGCTGCCGGCATACACCACCTGCGGCCCCGGCGCGCGCGTCGACCGTGCAGACAGCACCGGCATGATCGACCCCACGAGCTCGTCCGGGAGGTCCATCGCCTCGTTGAAGATCATCCGGTCGCCCGTGAACCCACGGAAGCTGCCCGACTTCGTCCGGGCGCGAAACCGGATCCGGGCGCCAGACTTGAGTGTGATCCCCTCACTGCCGTGCGACCGGTTCGCGACGTTCCCGCGCGTCAACCGCACCTTCCGTAGAAACTCTGGCGTGTTCTCGATCAGCTGCACGAGCCGCTCCAAATGCTCGATCGCGGTGTCGAACAGGTGCGCGCTGTGGCCGATCAGTCGCTCGCCCCACACGAACAGGCCAGCGAGCTCGAGCGCCAGGATATCCTCGTCCTTCCCGTTCTGTCGCGGCTTGATCCACGCGACCTCGAACGCCGCCCATCGATGGTCCTCGCGTTCCCCGCACGCATCGATGAGATCCTGCTTCTGCCACTCGTCGAGGCGTTGACCCGTCAACTCGTATGCCTGGATCGCCTCGATACCGGCCGACTGTGAGTAGACCGGAACGCTACATATCCGGGCTTGCTGCACTCCCGGAGGTAGCCAGACGCTTGGCGCGTTGGGCAGCGATATCGTCGAGCCCATCCGCGGCCTCCTGCTTCGGTGGCGCCAAGGCGCGGAGCGCAGCCATCGCGTCCTGCAGGCGACCTTGCGCCATCGTCCGCGACGTCAAACTGTTCTCACGATCGTCAATCCCGGCGGCCATCGCGAGCGCGGAGACCGCGAGCGCCGACTCCGCGAGACCCCTCGGCAGCTGCGCGAGGTCGCGCCGGACCGCGAGCTCACACGCGCCAGCACGAGGCTTACGAGAAGCAGCCATCAGCTACCACCAGCTAGCACGCACCGGCGCGGACGACTTCCGGCCACGCGCGCGATTCCCCAAAATCGCCCCCGCACGCTTATTGCACCGCTCATGCTCAGGCCCCTGATACTCCAACTTCCCCGAACCATCCACATGCCCCAGGTTCCACACCGACCCCGGCACGATCTCACGACCACACCGCGCGCAACACACCCCACCAGCCTCCACCAAACGCGCCCACCGACGCCTCAACGCCTGATGACGGCCACCATAACCCCGCTCCACCGT